CCATAGACGCTAACCTTTTCCATTCCACAAACCGCTACCACGAGACAATAGAATAACGCTGTCTCCAGTTCGAACGTGTAGCCATTACCCATCGAGGATATTTTCTCAAAAGATACTGTACCACCGTCCGGTAACTCCCCACAATGTGAGCGTAGGTCGACAAAGACCTTTGCCCATGTTGGGGGGCATAGCAGTTCCACGAGGGCGAGGCTAATACAGTCCGAGGCACCCTGTAAATCTAAGGTAGCTTCGGTTCCTGTTATGCTCGCTTCTCGCGCCAGACGCTTATGTGTTTCTTGGGCGTCGGGGCAGAGAAGTCCCACCTTACGTTGCAGGCGTTGGCGAATTAACCCACCAACTCCCTTTTGAAAGAACATGTTCCATGTTGGTTCTTTGGCACATGTTCGATCCGTTCGGTAGTTCTTCATTACGGTGAAGACCTTGTTCCCAGGAACTTCCTGGAGTGGCCAAACTCGGCCACACCAACTTTGGAAGGCCTGGGCGTAGGCCATAGCACTCTTCGTGATGTGGGATGCCATACCCCACTTATGTTGAGGCGCCGATCTGTCTCGACGAAACTCAGTCGATGCACCGCTGGAGAAGTTACATAGATCAGGAAGTCGATCCAGAGGGAACTCTCCTAGTAGGTCGTGCATGATCTTCTTTGCCCGCAAAAGCACCTCGCGGTGCCTCGTTGGTTTATTGAAGGCGTCATACACGCGGCCGTTCGTCTCACGACAAACTGCCTCATACTCCAGGAACTTCTGGATAGCCTGTGATTCGCGTTCTTTTGCGGTCACGGTACCCTCCTGAAATCGTTTTCCCACTTGTGATTGGAGATAATGCCACTTAAAAAGCGCACCACTCGTCGTCACGTTGAACGCACGCTCACGCGCACGTTCTGCGTCCTCACCTAGCCGATCCCCGAGCGAAAAGCACTCAGTTAGTAGCTTATGGAGAGGTTGTACATCGAGGTCACGATTGCGATAGAGTGCAATTTCAAACTGCTTACTCATAACTAACTCCTCGGGGGTTAATCAAGCTTTTGTTGGAGAACTTGGTAGCCGCGTTATTGCGGCATCACGAAGCCAGTAATGCTGCCCTTGAATTGGGCTGTAGCCACTAGATCTTCGATATCTTCAACAATCGCATCGCGTTCGGCCTGGGTCGCTTCGCGATCCAGTCGAACAGTGATGTCGATGATTGCTTCCCGCAGGATTTCACCCGCACAGACGCAATCGGTCGATTCCGTTGCCACCACGGGCTTCACAAGCTTCCACGCCACGACAGTTTTCGTCGGATTGTAGGAG